CAGTAGGCATCTGAGCCAAGAACTGGACGATCTCATCGTCACCGTAGCCAGCCTTACGAGCCTCAGAGATTTTGCTTTGTAGACCGTCCATGATCTAGTCCTTATCGTTGTGGTTGCGTGACAAAGATGCTATTTAATGATGGACGTTGTTGACCTCCACCGCCAGCAATAGCACCTGAACCTTGCATGATTGATGGAATCTTTGCAGGAGCGCCAAGAGCTTTGGTTGCATCAAGGTTGTACTTGCTACCAAAATCAACATACTCATTGCGTTTTGCGTTGTAAGTCTGACCAGCAGCAGCGTACAACTCGTTTGCAAGGTTTTGGAAGTCTTGACGTTGTGTTGGTGTGAGCTTTGTACCGTTTTGCCAGTTCTGCACATAGTTCTGCAGTCTATCCATCTTTCCAGCAGCAGCCATAGAGATGCCAAGTTCAGATTCACGCACCACCGAGCCAGGGTCAAGCAACTTCATAATCTTGGTTGCAGCAGCAACATCACCAATTGGATTTGCTTGCGCCAATGAAGATTTAACTTGCTTAAATGCAGACTCCATATCGTTGAAGTCTTTGTAGATTGGCTCGTTGGAGAACATCTTTTTAAGATTTGATTCGTTCTCAAAACCTTTTTGACCTTCACCCATGTTGACGGTAACAGCACCAGCTCTGCGAACAGACATGATGTTTGCCATTGTCACTGGCATACCAGCAGCCTTCAACAAACGCACTTCAGTTGGGTTTGCTTCTGGAGAACTGACAGGTGTGATTTGACCAGTGCGAGTGTTTTGTTGATATGTGCCTTCTGTTGGTAAACCCATTTGAGCAGTCTGAGTTGGCGTAAGAATGTTGAAACTGTCGCGCTTCAATTCTTCTTTCATGATTTCAGGAATCATCGTCTTTGGAGAGAAAGCCGCTAAAGCGCGTTGCTCTGGTGTTAGACGCGAGAACAATCCACCAGCAGGTTGTGCTGCTGGTATTGGCTGTGTAGCAGTTGGCGCAGCGCCATCAACTTGTCCAGTTGGCATTGCTGGCATTGGCGCTGCTGCTGGTGCAGCCTGTCCACCACCAAGCAAATATTGCTGCAACTGACGTTCACGCTGTGCTTCTTCTAGCTTTTGACGTGTAAGCAAAGTCTGCACAGCACCCTGCTGCGCCTGAGCATAGCCCTGCTGTCCTGCTTGCAAAGCGCCGCCAAGCGCCTGACCAAGCGAAGTTGGACGTGCGCTAGGACCGCCAGCTTGCAGCAAGGCAGCGGCTGCTTGCAGCATTGCTTGGTTTTGGATGCCTTGCGTTTGTTGTGGAGACAGATATTCTTCAAGGCCAGAGCCGCCCATGCCAAAGAGTAAACCACCGAAATCTTGAGTCGTTGCCATCATTTACCCCTTACATGAATCCAAGCAGACCACCAGCCAAAGCACCGTAACCAGCACCAGTTGAGCCGCCAATCATGTTGCCCAACATACCGCCAGACAAAGCACCGCCAAGAGCTGAAGCAGTTTGGTTTCTGTAAATTGGGTTTGTTTGTGTGCCGCCAATCTTTGCCAACGGAACACCCAAAGCAGAAGACGATATGTTCAAACGCTCCAAGCCAAGGTTACGCGCAGCATCAAGTTTTTGCTGTTCGTATGCTTGACGTTGCTGCTCTTGTTGCAATGCAAGAGCTTGAGATTGGCTGAAGCCTTGGCTGCGCAAGTTTGCCAATGTGCTGGCTGCTGTACGGTCATAGGCTTCGTTTGTCAATGCTTGAGCAACACCTTGACGTGAACCACCAAAGGCTTTTGCAGCAGTTGCTGTGTTCAAGTCTTTGATCTGTTGCATCTGACGTTGACGATTCAAATCAGCCATAGAAGCGTCAATCACTTCTTGCTGGTACGGATTCATGTACTTTTGAACCATGTTCGTGCTGTACTCAGGGAATTCAGCAAATTGGCGTGGTCCAAGGCCAGCAGCAACTCCACGCGCTTCTTCTAAGTTGCGCAGATAAGCAGCCTTCATCTGCGGGTCAATTGCACTGCTTGATGTTGTTTCTGTTGGCTTGTTCCCGCCAAGTCCACCACCAAGCGCCAATGCTCCAGCACCAAGTCCTAGAGCTTGTCCAGTAGAAAGACCACCTAAAGCGCCTCCAAGGAAACTGCTTGATGCAGGATTGCTTGCCCACGCTCCGCTGGCTTCGCCAAGTAGTTCAGGAGCAGCACCACCAAATGCTTCTGTTAAATATGGAGCGCCAAAATAAGCACCACCAGCAAGCATTGCTGCCTTACCTAAATCAGAGCCAGCAACATCTTTGACGGTATCAACAACATCACTTACAACGCCACCCATATCATTCCCCTTTATTACGCCCTTGAAGCGTATATGTAGGCCATAGAGCCATCAACCAAATTAGTTTGACATTTCTCTGTCCAGCCAAATGATTCAGCGAACTTCTTGAGCTTGATGTCGTCTTCACGGACAAGAGCCAAAACCGTCAAATTGACCAATCTCAGCAGATCATCCACATCTTCCGAATACCGTTTTTTGACTTCTCCTGTCCACCTAAAGATGTCAGTATGAAACCAAACATTTCCGTTGAAGTATTCAAAATACATGATGTATTCAGGACGAACACAAACAGGTACTTTTCCCGCCTTCAACTCTTGCATGAATTTTAGTCTTTTGGCGACTCAATAGAGCATCACCGCCCACCAGCAGCAATTGCATCAACCCGCATTACGCCAATGCGCCAATCATCCAAAACATTACCCGTGTAGCGAATCTTTGCCTGACGTGCAGAGAAACGCACATCTGTCGGTTGAGACGCTGAATATGGGCCATAAGTCGTTTCTTCAGCCATAGGGTACATCCGAGTCTTAAACGACACGACAACCTCGCCAAGGGACTGCTCATCAGGGATGACCCTACGAACAGACATGATGTTGTCGCCATTGCCAATTTCCAATGGGCCAGACTCGGCGTATGGTGTACTTCCACCATAGTCGAATCCGACTTCGTGTTCATAGATGTAGCCATCAGAAGACACCATCAATGGATTTGAGAACACGCCTCGATCAGTACCAGCAGTCCGAGCCATCAAGCCAATTGCCCAATGACCTTCACGGTAGTTGTACGTCACATATGAGTCATTTTCGTTTGACGCTGTGGACGGATAGAACCAAGTGATTTCACCGTACTTGCTGTTGTGGACAGCATAAATTTTGCTGGCCTGTGTGTAGTTGATGTTCTGGAAGATGTAGTCGCCAACATCAGAGGTTAATGGCTTGACGTATCCGTCATATATCCAGAACCCTGAACGACTCATCCAGATAGCAGCAGTATCGATTGCCGCCACGGACTGAGACGAAATCACTCCGCAACCTGAACCGACCTTTTCGAACGAATAGACGTATGTACCGCCAATCCATGTACCAGCATGGACATCAACGTCAGTAAACAGCAAGTTGATGCCACGAACACGTTTACCGCACTTCAATGAACCAACAGTTGCCAGCTCAAAGTCACCAGCCTGATTGGTGGTGGAAGGTGTCCAAACTGTGTTGTTTTCCTGATCGCACCATGCAACCTTGCGCGGATTTCCTGAAGCGCCCAGAGCAAAGACAAAACGCTCTGCTGTAACCATGACAGCTTCGCAGGAGGTTGGCGCATTTGTGATTGCTACGGCCTTTGTAGGACCAGAGAAACCCAGTTGCCACTCAAGCAATTGACCGTCAGCAGATGAACAAGCAACTAGGTATTCACCCCATGCATCCATCGTCCATGTCGTTGCTGGAACCAATGAGCCTAAGTCTGGACGAGCAACGCCAAAGGCGTATGAACCGTAAGTACCATATCCATAACCAAGTTTGGCAACAGCATCAGCAGCACCAGTTGTGAATGTGGTTGGCGTGATGTCTTTAAGAGTTCCAGCCTCATTCATGGCATATAGCTTGGAGTGAGTTCCAGCAGCAATCCATCGATCATTTGCGTTGTCACGCCAAGTAAGCAATCCACGGCATGAACCAGTCAACTGGCTAGATGAGCGTTTACGCCACCCGCCAATGGGACGCAAAGTTCCTTCAAACCAACGAACTAGGTTTGAGTCGTAATATCGACCAGACGATTGGTATTCAGTACCGTTACGGTAGACACCAGCAGGGAGTTTGAGTGGAATGAGTGCCATAGTCTGATCTTTTATAGGTTAGACACAAATGTCATTGTGGCAACAACTGACGCTGTTGACGGCCTTGTTGGTGATGTGCCAGCAGGATACGCTTGGATAGTCACTTGAGTGCTTGGTGTTGACCACCAGATTTCAACAAAGTCATTTGCGTTGAGACTCACATAGTAGTTCCAGCCAGCAATGAGGTGTCCACTAATTCCACCGTGAGAACTTGGGATTCCAACAAATCCAGTTGACCCTGCAATGTCAGTACCAGCGCCAGATGAGTCCTGACGTAGCCAGATGCTTACGTCATGCTCTTGTGTATCTGTATTGTCAAACTGTGCGCTGAATTGCAGGTTGTAGATGCCAGCCTGTGCAACCGTCAGCCTTGATGCCTTACCGCCACTCGTTACGACAGTCACTCCATTGGAGAAGTCTGTTGTGTTGAAGGTCATCACCGTTGCGGTGTTTGCCGTGGCTGTCTGGTCTGTCGTGTCCTGAAATGCGCCGTAAGGCATATTCAAGAACTTACCTCCACGGCTTCCAAATAAGGACGCTAAGGAAGATGACAGCCTCAAAAAGAAGGTGCGGAGAAGGCCATTGGTCTGCGCAACAGTTAGACGGTCATACCTGTCTTGCGGGTTAGGCAAGTCAGGCAGAGCTGGTGAATCTAGCTTTTGGGTTGCGTTTGACATAGCCCATATTTTCGCCCAAATTAGCCCTGCAAAACCGCCAGTGCTTCATTGGTGTGTTTGATTCGGTCGTCTAGACCAATCGTCCCACCATTGATTTTCTTGGTTAGTCCGACCCAATCTGCGGCTTCAGCCAAGACGTTGCAATTATGGGTTGACCAGAACCAGCCAGCAGTTAGGGCTGCATACTTTGGAGTAGCCACCAAGTCAGGCTGCATCACAAAATCAACGCCCAAAGCTTTGCCAGCGTGAAAGTAGTTTGTATGACCAGTTAATTGGATGCAACCTCTGCCAATAAAACGAGCAGCATCTCCTGACGCTTCATCCCTGTTTCCCATACGGTCACAGTAAACCTTGTTCGCAATCTTGCTCGGCTGACCTGCGTACTGGTTTGCTACCTCTAAGGTAGGAAAACGCTTAGGCCACAGCTTCATCAAGGTAGCTGCACGATAGTTCAAGTTCTCCTTCAAGACCTTGAAGTTCCCGCACTCATGTCCACACTGCCCAATGAAAGCAGCCCGTTGACGTGGAGTGCTGATATTGAAACGCTCAAATGTCTCATTGAGCGCATCAACCCATTCAGGGCCAATGTGGAGCTTGGCTAGTTGTTCAGCGTTGACCATTGATCGTGTCCCTTACTTGGTTGTAGGCTGCGATACAGGCATTAAGTCTGTTGATGGCTTGATCTCCTTCTGCGATGAGTTGAGCAATAAGGAGGAGAGTCTGTCTGTCAGATTCGCTTGCATCGGTTTGATTTCCGCTGGCAGGGGTGGTATTTGTGGCGGTTTGTACGCAACTTGAGGAGCCGAAGCGCACCCTGCCAGAACGAATGGCAGCATCAAGATCAGTTTGTTTTTTGGTGACAACATCGTTTGCCTCTTTCAGTTGTGAAGATGTCTGGTTCAAGTCTTCAGCGAGCTTTTGCTCCTTTGCGCGAGATTCCTCATTGAGCCTTGCAATCTCAACTTGCATCTCTGCATCACGCTCTTTGTATCCTTCATGTGTGCCGTACTTGTATGTGCCAAGCACCACAACAATCACGCCAATGATCATCCAAGGATTAGGCATCATGCTTCCCCTTTAGCCGCTGCACGTTCATGTGCAATTTCCTCTGCTGACGGGTCAATGAAGTCTGGTGGTGTCGTTGGTGGTGGAGGCGCTCTCCATGTTTCGTCAAGCTCTGGATTCTTGAAACCACCAAAGTTAAAGTCAAACATTCCTCCTGCTGCCGTAGTCACTGGAGGTGCGCTAGGTGCTACGGCTTGGGGCTGTGGGGATGGACTCGGTGAAGATGTAACCTTGTCAGCAATGGCTTGTACACCCTTGCGGCTCATTACGCCACCGATACCGCCAACCACCAAAAGAACAATGTCGTTGAGCATCTTGGCGAAGGCTTGGTCCATTGGAGCCATTGACTTTAATGGCTGAGTCACGAAGGCCAAGCTGTAAAGCATGAACGCTACGATTCCCGCCAAGATGAACGTCACAACAATGACGACAAAGCTCCAAGTCCTGACTTCAAGTTCTTCAGCGGTCAGACGAGGCTGGTTGTGTTGGTTGGGCAATTTGTTTCTCCAATACAGGGGCGACTAAGTAATCAGGGCAATCTTGAGTGAATAGGCAATCAGGACGTTGGCAACGCTTTGCGGTGAAGTTCTTAGGGTCTTGGCAAAAGTACCTGTACCTGTCATCGCAAGCCGCAAGGCTAGTCAGAATCAGGAGGGTTACGACTAATCTTTTCACGCTTTCTTTCCTTTTCTTCTATACGCAAAACAAGTGCGTCAACCTTCTTGACTTGCACATTGGTGTAAACAATGGCAAAAGACAGAATCATCAAGCAAAAGATGATGAGAGTCACCACGATAACCCACAGCCAAAATTCTTTCATAGAACGAAATACAGTCCAATCATTTCCAACATCACGAACAGAACCGCTGTTGCGTACATTGCCTTGGCGACCAATATTTCTTTGCGGTGTTCGTGTTGCCATGCTGTATCACGCTCTCTCTTGAGTTTCAACTCACGGGCAACCTCTTGCTCCTCCAAGATTTCATCGTACTTCGCCAAGAATTCTTGGTACATCGCACCAAGACCTAACTCTGCTGGCGTACCGTAGATCATGGCTTGCTTGAGCTGCTTGTTCAGCTCCTTCATCTGCCATTGCATCTCGATACGGTCAATCGCACTATCGGCAACCTTCTCTGTTGTCAGAGCTTCTTCTTCAAGTTCTCGGCAGTGCGCTTTGAGGTGACGGATGGCTTCGAAGTAGACCTTGAGGTTTTCACAGATTTCGTGGACTGACCTTGCTTGGAATTCTTCGTAGCTAAGTTCTGGCTCTGGCTCTCTTTTGGCTTTCTTGGCTGGCTTGGCTGCTTCAATTGCTGGAGAGACTGAGACAACTGGCTTGATGCTTGGCTTTGAGGCTCCACCAAAGAGTCCTGTGAGCCAGCCCCAGATTCCTGTGACTTCGTTGAAGATGGCTTTTGCGTCAGCGACTCCACCTTCAACTTGCTTCTTGAATTTACCAATCTCTGCTTTACCCTCTGACAAAAATTGACAGGTAGAACGAATAGCACTAACCGCAGTTTGTGCCATAAGAAGGAGAGAGATTGGGTCCACATCACTTGTCTTGCTTTGCGTCCAACTTGTCGAAGATTTGTTTTAGCAAGTCCTTGATGTCACGCATATCAGATCGGTAATCGTCTTTTTGAATGTAGTCATGCGGCAACATACGCTCAAGCTCTGAAATCTTATCCTCAGATCGTTGCAAGCGCTGCATAACTTGGTAGAACACAAAGGCCCCAAGAAAGCCAGCAACGCTGACCACTAAGTTAAATAGTTGCTGGTTATCCATGCGCTTACTCGTCTGCAGGTTCTGGCGTGTTGCCTTCTTCCAGCCATTTCAAATAGGCTTGGTAGTCTGTGTTGGCGGGGTCGAAGGGGATGAAGGCGTTGTCCTCAATACGAAGCACACCATTGTTCAATGTTGTTAATTTATACATTTACAGCTCCGAAGCCAAAGTTATGTATGTGGATGAACCTGTTGTTTGTGTATATCCATTTCCAGTTGATGTAATGTTTGCAAACATCACAAAACTGTTCAATGAACTTGCACCAACAGTAGGCTGAGCCATGTTTGATACTGTCCACGTACCAACTTTTGTAACGGTTGGGGAAGCTCTCATTTGCGGAAAAGAAGTCCACGTAGTCACTGGCTGACCTGTGGTGTTATATCCTGCCGAACCAAAATCTGCGGCTTGTGTTCCACCAATTTGCTGATAATACCGCTGACACAAAGCCAACTCCGTACCATACGGGCGGTAGTCAAACGATGTGGCTGTGCTGCCTTTTTCTAGTTGAACGCCTGTGATGTAGAAGGTGGCAGAGTTGGTAGCGATTGGGTTTACTGCGCTTGAATTGCCGTTGATATAACTTCCGCCAACCCATGTATTAGCAGTTCCAGATGAGGAAGAACCAGTCCCCAAACTAAAACCAACATAAATACCAGCACCGCTTGTTTTGAGCCAAGTACCTGTGGTGTCTCCAACAACTGTAATTGTTTTTTGCTCCCAAGTATTTGCCGCCGAAATTGTGTAGGTGAACGCATAGCCACGGTTTGCACTATCGTTTGTAAACGAGCCGCTAAAAGTTCCCGTTAATGACGAACGCACCCAAAAAGACAAAGTGACTGTAGAAGCGTTTGCTGTACCCCATCCAAGGTCTGCGACATTTAAGCCTTCAATGCCTTGGCGCACAAGAAAAGCATCACCCGCGCCAACAGTAACGTTTGCAGATGCACCAACAGTTACACCAAGGTAATTTGTAAAACCAGCAGGCGGTGTAACAGAACCAGCATTTTGCTGAATGGTGAACTTAGATGCTTGAGTTGCATAGTATGCCCAACGATCAAGCGTGTATGTCACTGTACTTAAAACAGAAGCTGAAACACTAGCCCCCGCATTACGCTGGTCAATCACCATTGCACCATTGATGATGCGGTTCTTGAAGCCGTTGATGCCGTTAGTACCTGTAATTGAATTAACGTAAGCAGTTGATGCTGCTTTTGTTGTGTTGTCACCGCTTGATTGGGTTGGAACTGTGATGGTTCCAGCCACTGCTAATGTCTTGCCAGAGCCAACATTCAGGCCAACAGATGTACCTGTACCGTCAGCCTTGAAGATCGCATCAATAGTGTCAAGATCGGTATTGAGTTTTGTACCCCAAGTGTCTGTTGACGCACCTACCTCTGGCTTTGTCAGCGATAGGTTGGTTGTAGTTGTATCTGCCATTTTTCATCCTCATGCAGCGATTTGCCACGTTTCAGTGTTATCAGATATTGGAACCCAAGTCTCTGTTGTATCGTCAATGTCCGTCCATGATTCTGACGTATCAGAAGCAACCGTCCAATCCTTTGACGTGTCATTAATTCCTGTCCACGTCTTTGTTGTATCACTCTCATTTTCCCACTTTTTAAGCGCAAAAACAGACATCTCTGAATTGCACGAAACTGTGAAACCTTGTTCTTGGATTAGGATGCCATCAATTGCAAATGAACTGAATGATTCAAATGCTACAGGCTGATTAACGATAACCTGTGAGCCGACTGTCATCACAGCATCATCAAAGATGCTTATCTCAGCAAAAGCAACACGGACACCATTGACAGTTACTGCGCTTACATCGGAAGCAGCCAATACGCCAATAGCAATGCGTTCAGCAGTAGCCGAAACAGCAGAAACAGATGCAGCCGTAAAAGAACCAATGCTAATGCGCTCACCAGCAACAGAAACAGCACTTGAGGATGCA